TTTGAACCCCTGTTACCGGCGTGAGAGGCCATATGGGGATGCTAGGGGAACCTCGCCGTCCTTGTGTTTCCTGGATTGAGACCGCACCAGGAATCACCCGAGAGCCCACGTTTCCATAGTGTTTTGCCCCCACATTTGCCCCCAACTAACGGGGATTCATTGTGGGCTGGGCAGGTAAATCTCTCCCTGAATCCGAGTGCGAACGGATTGCCAGGACGCTATTCGAGGTGGACGAAAATATGTCCACCGACGAGTGGCTCAATGGCAAGTGTCCGCTGCACGACGACAAGCGCGCATCATTCGGCTACAACTTCCGCGAGGATATCTACAAGTGCCACGCCGGCTGCGGCGAGGGCGACCTGATCGACCTCTATTGCCGGGTGACTCAGCTCGACCAGCGAGAGGGCTTCAAGGATTTTAAGGCCAAGTTCGGCCAAGGGGCGGACGAGGGCGCAAGCCGCAAGTCGGCCAGGTCAGGGACAAACAAGCCCAAGTCCGGCAAGCCCGAGCCGGTCATCGTCGAGGGCGACTGGCAGCGCATGCAGCCCATGCCGACGTCTTGGCTGGACAAGCTGGCCAGGACGCGCGGCTGGAGCGCCGAAGTTGTCCGGCGCATGGATCTGCGCATGGGCACTGTTCGGTTGAGCAAGGCCGGTGAGCTTTTTGACGTGGCCACTCCGGATCGCATTGCCATGCCTGTGCGCGACACGGGGGGAAAGCTGCGCAACATCCGGCTCTATAAGCCAGGCGGTGACCCCAAAATCGTCTCCTGGGGCAAAGACTTCGGTTCGGCCAGGCTTTATCCGGCCCAACCCAGACCCGACGAGACGATCCTGCTCTGCGAGGGCGAGCCGGACACGCTGTGCGCGCTGTCCAAGGGCTTCAACGCCATCACGCAGACCTCCAAGACAACCAAATTTTCCAAGGACCAGGCGGCCAAATTTCGCGGCCGTGATGTGGTCATCTGCTACGACGCCGACGAGCCTGGCCAGGAGTACGCGGCCAAGCACGCCAAGGCCCTGGAGGGCGTGGCAAAGTCTATCCGCCTGCTCGCCTGGCCGGACTTCATGGGCCGCCTGCCCGATGGGATCTGGCCCAAGAAGCACGGCGAGGACCTTACCGATTTTTTCGTCAAGCATGGCAAGTCCGCCGACGATCTGCGCGAGCTCATCGCCGCGGCCGTGCCGCATGGCCCCCCTACCCCCGCCGACGCCGCCTCGGGCGGTCCCAGTCAATTCTTTGCCATGGGGCTTGGCGGTCGGGTCTCCTTCAAGCCGCGCATGCTGGCTGAGCGGATCATTGAGGACGTGCCGCTCCTAAACGACCCCAAGACGCACGCCCTGTACCGCTGGAACAGCCGTTTCTTCGAGGATTACGCCTTCGACCAGGTGCGGCATTTGTGCATGCGCTACCTGGGCAACGAATCAACCCAGCAGCGCGTCAACGATGCCTCTTTCCAGGCGCGCATCCTCTCGACCATTCCCCATGGCCGAGAGGTCAACGATCGTGACGGATGGGTCTGCGTGCGCAATGGCATGCTCCACCTGCACACGCTAGAGCTTGTGCCGCATGCCCAAGACTTCTATGCGACCTATGAGTTGGGCGTGGAGTTCAACCCCGATGCGGCTCGCAGATGCACGCGCTGGCTGCGCTACCTGGAGATGAATATCCAGACGCCGCAGGCCATCGCCCAGCTGCAGGAGTTTTACGGCTACTGCCTCACGCGCGACACGCGCTTTCAGAAATGCCTGCTGCTTTTCGGCCCTGGCGAGGACGGCAAGAGCATCGCGCTCAATATCCTGCGCGAGATGGTCGGGGCGCAGAACTGCGCGGCCGTGACCTTTCGTGACCTGGAGGACCAGTTCCACCGGGCCACGCTCTACAACAAGCTTCTGAACATTTCCACGGAGCTTGGCTCCGACGCGCTAGAAAGCCAGTATTTCAAGGCCATCGTCTCGGGCGACCCCATCAACGCAGCCTTCAAGCACCAGGACGCATTCGAGTTCAAGCCCTTCTGCAAGCTGGCTTACGCCACGAACAAGCTACCCAGGGTGCTCGACAACTCGCATGGTTATTTCCGTCGCCTGCTGCCCATCAGTTTCAAGCGTCAGTACTTCGAGGGTGACCCAGCCCGCGATCCTGACCTGGAGGCCAAACTCCTGGAGGAGCTCTCGGAGATATTCCAGTGGTCGCTCGTGGGCCTGCGCCGACTTATAGCCCAGGGCCGATTCACGGATTGCGAGGAAACCCAGGAGCTACTCCTGGACTACAAGCGCTTGAATAACCCCGTGCTCGCCTTCGCCGAGGATCGCTGCGTTCTCGGGGAAGGGTATTCCGTCAAGAAAGACGATCTCTACGACACCTACCGCGAATACTGCCGCAAGTCGGGCTACACGGCCTACCACAAGGAGAACTTCTTTCGGGAGCTCTACGCGGCCTTGAATACGCTACGGCAGGCAAGGCCGCGTGTGAACGGCCGCCGTGAGTGGCACATCGAGGGCATCGGACTGAGTTCGGAGCTTGCGTCATGAGCCATGGTGAGCTTTCCGCCACTTTTCCATCCGTAGTTTGCCCTGTCTGGCCGTTGCTCCCCCGCGCCCCCTTCGCCGGCACCGGAGGCCGGCCAGTTGGTAATGGCACGCCGCGAGCGGTCAGGGTGGTCCAGGTCCGGTCAGGGTCAAACTGTCTGACCCGGACCGCGCTAACTACGGTGGCTCAAGGGCTCCTGGATTCTGGTCAGGGTGGTCAGGGTGGATTGTCACTTATCGCATGCGCGCACACGCGCGCGCATAGTGGGGTGTCTGATAGATGTTTTCCCCTTTGTCAAAAAAGACCCTGACCACCCTGACCAGATAAGGCAGGCCAAGGCTTTTGACCTGGACCGGCGACCCTGACCAGGCAGGACCACCCTGACCACGGAGAGGACGATGGAAGCGATAACCAAGCTGCAGGCCAAATACGGCCAGGAGTCCGAGGCTGCTCAAGCCAGACGGTTGGTGGCCACTACGGCCTTGGATGAGCTGGAAGAGTTGTTGCGGCAGCACCCCGTGCGCGTGGTTCCGGTGTCACGAGGTGGCATCGGCCTGGATTTCCCGACGCCCTGGTGGCGCGAGGATCAGGAGACCTGGCAGCGCATCGCTGGGTTGTTCTGGGGCGATGCCTTCGATGCATTCGTGGACAAGTACGAGAGCAGGCTGCCACTTGTGCTCTTTCGGCACCGTGGGTCCTTCCCGCGATAACGCGCGGAGCGGGTACTACGAGGCGCGGGATTTGGGAGCGCGAAGGGAAAAAAACAAACGGCAAAACGGAAAAAAGTGCAGATGACGCAGGCAATTGCATCTGATTCGGTCCAGGCGCGGTCAGGCCGAACAATATTCGGTGGCAGCGGAGGCAGGACATGAGCGAGCTGTTCGAGAACGCGAACCAGGTCTGGGAGTACCTGAAGGCCCAGGGCTACCAGGGCTCGTACAACAAGATCAGGCGCGCTATCGAGTCCGAGGCCCTCAAGCCCCGGCGCGGAGGCGGCTTCACCAGGCGCACGGTGGACGCCTACGCCCTGGCCAACCTGCGCAAGGCCGTGGACGAGGCCAAGGCCGCCGACGCTCCCGGCCGTGCCGACTCTGCCGGCAAGGACATCGTCCTGGAGGACGCCGCGACCAGGATCCGCGACGCCGTCCTGCGCGGCTGCCCGACATCCGAGCTGCTCGACATGCTCCGACCGCTGGCGGACACCGCCGGCGTGGGCGAGCTGCGCCAGGCCTACGAGACCATCAAGGCCCAGGAGGCCGCCAAGATCGCGGCTCTCAAGCGCTCGCGGGCCGAGGGCGCCCTGGCTCCCTGGCGCGCGGTGGAGGAGATCATGACCGCCAAGGCCGCCGTTGTGCGCACGGACTTGCGCACCCTGGCCAGTTCGATGTCCGGCGAGCTCGTGTTCCTGGTCCAGGGCGACCCGGCGAAGGTGCCCGAGCTCCAGTCCACGCTCCAGGAGCGCTTCGACGACCTGCTGCACCGTTACTCGTCCATGCGCGAGTTCGAGGTCCTGTTCATGCCCGAGGAGGTCGATGCCGATGACGCAGGCGACGCTTCTACCGAGTGACGCAGCCCAGGGCCTTGTGCGCTACCGCGCGCCCGGCAGCCTGACCGACCCGGTGCGTTTCCGCTGGAGCGACGCCGAGCGCGGGGTGTTCCGCAAGCGCCGCAAGCAGCGCGTGAGCGAGTGGACTGAGCGGCACATAGTGCTCACCAAGGGCCCGCGCCCCGGCCCCTGGCGCAACTCGAGCACGCCCTACCTGGTCGGAGTCATGGACGCCCTGGGCTTTCCCTCGGTGCAGGACGTGGTGCTCTGCAAATCGCCGCAGGTCGGCGGCTCCGAGGTCGGCAACAACTTTTTGGGCTTCGTGGCCGACCGGGACCCGGGCGACGCGCTCGTGGTCTACCCGGACCAATCCACGGCCGAGGAGACCAGCCGCGACCGCATCCAGCCCATGTTCGAGCACTCGCCAAGGCTGCGCGCCTGCATGTCCAGAAATCCGGATGACGCGAGCAAGCTGCGCGTGGCCGTGCGCGGCATGACCATCTACATGGCCTGGGCCCACTCGGCCGCACGCCTGGCCTCCAAGCCCATCCGCTACCTGATCCTGGAGGAGGTGGACAAATACCCGCTCACGGCGAGCAAGCGCGAGGCCGACCCGGTCAGCCTGGCCAAGAAGCGCCAGACCACCTTTCGCCACAATCGCAAGTGCCTGGAGCTGTCCACGCCCACCACGGTCACGGGTCGCATCTGGGTATCCTTCACGCGCGAGGTGCAGGCCCGCTTCGACTACTGGGTCGCCCCTCGCAGAGGGGCGTGGATTGGAACAATCACGGAGCACATACCATGTCACCGAGAATCTGTCGCCCCTCGCAGAGGGGCGTGGATTGA